CACTCACTGAAATATTTGAAATATCCTCGTTTGTGTGGTCTTGAAGTAATTCAAGCTCATTTTTATATTCGTTATTTATGATTTTTTGCAAAGTTAAAGGAGTAATTTCACTCACTTCAACTTCTATTTCATCAAATTTGATTTTTTTATTTTTTCTATAAAAATTCATTATACCACCTCAATAGTTTCAATAAATTGTTTTCCCTCTGGTTTTGTATTGTCTTTTAATACTTTTCCACTAAAAGAGAGTTTAAGGACATCAGTCGGTGATTTCAAATCAAAATCTCCATCAATTGAGAGTTTTACTCTGTGGATAGTTGTTTTTTTCGCTTTTCCTTGTAATGGGTCTGATACAAATTGAAGTGTTACTTCTTTGCTTACATCATCTAAACTACTAAATTCAGTAATAACATTTTTTGCATAATCAAAACTAACTTTAATATCTTTTCCTACTAATGCACCATCTTTTGCAATCTCAATAAGTCCAAATTTGTAATTTACACTATAATCTTTATCTTCAACTGCTTCAACATCATCATCACCATCTTTATATTTTACTACTACATTACTAATTTTTGTATATCCAACCTCATACACTCCACCTGCTTCAACACCATCTATTTCTTCATCAGTTACACTTCCGCTATCTTGATTTGTTTCAGAATATGTCCCACCAAAAGCAATCGCTAAAATCTCTTTATTTAAATCAGATGTAGTAAATTTAACCTCTGCATTTACCTCTTTTACTACTTCTAAATCCAAAGTTACTACACTACTTTCACTATTTTTATGCTCAACTTTATCTACTTTAAAACTTGCTTTAAAATCATCAGTTTGTGCAAAATATTTAAATACATTACTTCCAGGAAGCTTAACAAAAAGCTCCCCACCACCCATAAAATAGTTTTTAGCAAAATCTCTATTTACCGCCATTTAATCCTCCTTAGTTAGTAATAATTCTTACAAATTTTTGTTGTTTTGCTTTAAATTTCATATCCCAATTTGTTTTATCTTTAAGGTCGTTTAGTGTTGGATTCATACCACTTTTTTTCCAACTCCAACCAACCGGATGAAGCACAAATCCGCGTCTTGAAATTAGTTGTGAAACTCCTGCACCATTTCCCATTCTTGGGTCTCTATAAACTTCAAGCAAAGGAGTATCACCGCTTAATTTTTTATCAGCATAAGCAAAAATCCCCGTTTGAGCTAAAAGAGTTACATATTTTTTCTTATTATCACCTTGAATTACTGGAAGTAAGTCATTTACTACGATTCTATAATTTCCATACACTTCAATTGGTTTCGCTCCCTCTTCGCTTGGTTGGATAATGTCTATTAAATTTTGTTTTTTAAGGTCTGCATAGACTTTACTATGAACAAACATAAATTCAAACTTATCTTGCATATCTCCTAAAAGTGAAGCACCATCAATAATAATACTTGCACTTAAATATACAGATTTTGAATCATCATCGCTATCATCACTAACATCTAATGTTAAAGCATCTCCTGCTTTGTCTGCTATTCCACTTAAAGATGTAACAATTCTTCTTTGTAAATCTCTCGCCCAATAGTTACCTAAAATATCTCTTAAAACTTTTGCAGGGTCGCTGTCTCTTTTGATTTGCTCGACAATATTTGCATATCCGTAACTTTTTGCATACATCCCTAATACTGCAAATTGATTATCCCAACTAACTTTTTCTGGTGTAATTAAATCATCGCTATCATCCATTCCGCTTGGTTCTGTATAGTCTGGTTCATCAATAAAAGGAAGTTCAAATCTACTCCCTGCACTTTGTGCATTTACTACACTTTGAAGTTCTGCATTACTTCTAAAAAGCCCACTTGTTAAAAGGTTGCTTAATTCTGGTGATTTGTTGATAATGTCATTTGTCCATAATGATGCTTGAAATATATCTTCTATGTTAATTCTTGCCATTTATTCTCCTTATAAATTTAAAAGTTGAGCGGTTAAAGTTCCCTCACTATATCCGCTGTTTTCTGTGCCACTTCCTGCATTTCCTTTTGGTTTTAGTAAGTGTGGCTTACTTTCAAAAAACTCTTTAATACCATCTTCAAGAGTTTTATCGTTAAATTTAACTTTATTTTCTACTAAATCAACTTTTGATTTTAAAACTTCACTAATTAGCTCTTTATCAATTACTTCATAACTTTCAAGTGCTTTATTTAGTGCATTTTCAATTCTTAAAGTTTTGCTTGTTTTTTCAAGCTCTGCTAACTTTTGAGTTAGTTCTTCTTTCTCTTTTCTTTGAGCTTCTAACTCTTTTACTAACTCTTTTTTTCCCTCTTCTTTTGCTTTTTTTATTTTTTCATCTAAATTTTTAACTTGTTCTTCAAGTGAAGTTTTTGAGTTAATTACCTCTTCATAAGTTTGATTTAGCTCTTTGTATTTAACCCTCCAACTTGCCGCTTCATCTCTTGTTTCAGAGACAATTTTGCTAACTTCACCATCAATTACTTTCGCCGCTTCTTCACTAATTTTCCCTGCCTCTAACAGATTTTGAATTACTTTTAACATTTAAGCCTCCTGCTTTTTTAAAAGTATAAAAAAATCTTTTTTTATTTTTTGGAAAAAAATAAATTTGGGTATAATTTTAAAATGAAAATTGAAATAAAAACAATAACAAGGTTATCACAAGCACTTTTTGTATATGAGCAAATCAAAAATCTAAAAAAAGATAGAATTATTTTAGACTTTTCTAAATCAAAATTTATACAAAATCAATTTTATGCAATATTTGGACTTGCATTAAAAAAGTTTCATACCAATTCTAAAATAGAAATAATTCCACCTACTCATTATAGAGCAAAACAAAATATAATAAATATAGGATTTTTAAAAGAATTTAATCATTATAGTGGAGAAGATATTTTTGAAACTATGATACAATACACTCAAATCCCTCTATCACAAAAAGAAAAAAGTGAGGAATTTTATGAATATTTTTTTACAAGATTTAATAATGTTATAGAAAATTTATCTCCAAAACTTTTAAAAGAGATAAATAGAGTTATTTCCGAACTATTTAATAATGTTTTTATGCACTCTAAAAGTGAATTAGGATTGTTTTGTGTAGGACAATTTTACCCATCTAAAAATAAATTTAGTTTTATAATTGCCGATGGAGGTGTAGGAATAAAACATAATGTAAGCACCTTTTTAAATAAAAATATAAATGATATTGAAGCAATAAAGTGGGCTTTAAGAGAAGGACACTCCACATCAGGAGGTGGATTTGGACTTAATTTAGTTACAGATTTAGTTACACTTCAAAAAGGTAGATTTGATATAATTTCAGGAAAAGGTAGAATAAAAATACATAATGCAATTATAAAAACTTCTATTTTAGATAATAACTTTGATGGAACAATAGTTTATATAGAACTAAAAACAGATGAATATTACAAATTTAAAGGTGAGATATGAAAATAAAAATAAAAGAGTTTATAAATTCAAAATTTGCAACATCAGGAGAAAAAGGGTTAGAATTACAAAATTTTATTAAATCTAATTTAGATAAAAAAATTACATTAGATTTTGAAGATATAGTTTTAGTAAATAGTGCTTTTTTAAGAAGAAGTATTGGTGAATTATTTAAACAAAAAGAGTTATTAGAAAAATTAGAAAATAATCTATCTATAATTAATTTAGATGAAGATGATTTAAGTTTATTAAATTCAAAAATAATCCCTCTTTATAAAGATTATGAAAAAATAGAAAAAAGTCAAAAAGAGTTTTTTGATGAAATTCAAGACTAATATAAAAAATAAAAAAATTTTAGTTGATACTAATATTTGGTTGTTTTTATTTGCTCCTAATTTTATCCCCTCAAATGAAAATCAATCAAAAATAGATAAATATGATAGAATATTTAATAATTTACTTGAAGATAATGAACTTTTATTTAATTCATTAATTATTTCAGAATTTATAAATAGATGTTTGAGGATAGATTTTCAATTAAAATTTCCAAACAAAAATTTTAAAAAAGATTATCGAAACTCAAAAGAATATAAAATAGCTCTAAATTTAACATTAAAACAAGTAGAAAAGATATATAAATTAGCCACTCCAATAAATGATGACTTTATGAATTTTAATATAAAAGAGTTTAGAGAAAATTTAGATTTTAACGATTCTATAATTTTATATCAATGTATAAAAAACGACTATTTATTACTAACTGATGATAAAGATTTTGAAAATTATATAAATACTCGCTGGTGGTTTTAAAGCAAAAATCTTCATTTCTTGGAAAAAAATAGAATTTTTATAAGTTATACTCTAAAAAAAGGAATAAAAATGATTTATAACTATGATGATGAATTTATGATTAGCTCTATTGATAATGAAACTATTGAAAATATTGAGAGTGAAAAATATAATTTTGTATTAAATAAATTAAATATAGATGATAACTACTATTTAGAAAAACTAACAAAAAGTTTAGTCTATTTAGAACTTGCTAAAAAACAACTTGAAAGTGAGGGAATGAAAGCAAAATATGAAATCTATAAAGCAGAATATGAACACTTTTTAAAACTCGCTACATCTAAAAGTGGGGTTTTTAATTTAAAAGTGGCAAGGGGGTGAAATGATAAAAATTTACCCTATTTTAGAAGAGATAAAAAATTCTCTAAAAGATTTAAATTTCAAATCTCTAAAAATCGGACTTGAAAAAGGAGCCGATAAAGCGATAAACACTCCACTTTGTAGAATTGTAGTAGAAGAAGAGATTGATAAAGGAGTTTTGAGTGATTTAATAGTTCAAATTGTTGTAGGATTTGATATTAAAAATGATTATGAAAAATTGTATGATGAATTTTTTGATACCACTTATAAAATCAAAAAATCTCTTTTTAGTCTGCCATATAAAATTACTCTACTAAACACAATTACTGATGAAGATAGACTAAACACACTAAAAGCGGGGATTATTAGAGTGAAATTAGAGGGATTAAATGGAAATTAAAATATCTAATCTAAGCCAAACTTTTAACTATTTAGAAAATTTAGATAAAAATAGTGCCAAAAAAATAGTTAAAAACTTAACCCAAGAGCTATACGAAAATGTCCGCTTCTATGCAAAACCTCACCACATAACGGGAATGTTAGAGAGAAATATCCGACATAAAGTAAAAGATTTAAGCGGGGTTGTGTGGATAGATGATAGTAATATGTTAGTTGATTTTAAAGGAAAAAAAATAAATTATGCATCTTTTGTGCTTTTTGGAAGCAGACCTCATTTGATAAAACCTAAAAAGAAAAAAGCTATTAGATATATAAATTTAGAGCATTTTGTATTTGCAAAAACTATTCACCACCCAGGATATAAAGGTGATGATTTTATGCATAAAGCACTACAAAAAACAATTGAAAGGATGAAATGATGGATTATTTAGATATATACAAATTTGCATATGATGCTTACAAAGGAAGCGGTGGATTTATAAATGGCGGGTATCTTGATAAATACCCAAGAGAAAGTGAAGAAAAATTTATTCAACGAAAAGAGATTGCTTATTATGAAAATATATTTGCTCCAAAAATAAATAGATATATCGGTTATATTTTCAAATCAACCCCTACAAGGACCTCAAAAAACAAACTAATCAAAACAATTTTTGATAATGTAGATAATCAAGGAAATAGTGCAGATGTATTTTTTTCAAATTTTGCTAAAAATGCAAAAGTAAAAGGAGTAAATTTACTTTTAGTTGATGCACCAAAAGAGTTAGGCACAAACCTACAAGAACAACTTCAAAAAAGATATTTGCCCTATTTTGTGGAGATTGAACCTGAAAGAATAGCAAAATATAAACTTGATAATAACAAATTTGAATTTATCGCTTTTTATGATACGATAGATAAAAGCACATTTGAAAAAACCGAAACTTTAAATATTATTAGATATTTTGATAAAAATGAGTGGAGAATTTATGATGAAGATTATAAACTACTTAAAAAAGGAGAGCATAATTTAGGGGTATGTCCTGTTTTAATTTTTAGTGAAAGTGGGAAGTTTTTAGATGTTGGGGAATTTACTCAAATAGCCTTTTTAGCTAAAAGACACTATAACCTTTTGAGTGAATTAGATGAGATTTTAAGGGGTGAAACTTTTCCGATTTTAACTCTGAATGCCGATAATCCAGGTGATGTAGAATTAAAAATCGCTAGTGATAATGCAATAGTATATCAAACTGGAATGAATAAACCCGAATTTATCGCTCCACCATCTGCCCCTGCTGAAATTTATCTAAAAAAAATAAAAGATTTAGAAAATCAAATTGATAAAATCGCTTATGACATCTCAACTAATGAAAATAATGAAAGTGGAATAGCCTTAGATTTGAAATTTCAAGGACTTAATGCAAGTTTATCTAATTTTTCTTTGCGACTTGAAGATTTAGAAAGAAGAGCTTTTGATGTAGTTTGTAAATATCTAAATATAACTAATGACATCAATATCAATTATGCTAAAAATTTCTCTATTATTGATACAAATAAAGAGATAGAAGTTTTAAGTGAAATGAAAAATTTAATAACCTCTCCAACTTATTTCAAACTAAAAACCCTACAAATTATAAGCAATGATTTAAACTCTATTGAACCTGATGAGTTTGCTAAAATTGTAAGTGAGGTAGAGGATGAGGGGAAAAAATAGGTCTCTCACTACGGGGGAGAGTTCCCACTCCTTTTCTGCCACACGGTAGATGGAGATTAAATATCTATTTTAAGATTTTATTATTGGATGCTCATATATTCTTATATACCCTCTTTTTTTTGCTTCTTCTATCTTTTTCTTTGTTTCTAATAAAACCTTTTCACCAGGTGTGATTGTTCCATTTTTAAGTTTCTTTTCTAATTCTGTAATAGTCATATTAAGTTACACCATATTTTTTTGATTGTTTTTTTATTCTTTTTAAATCTTTTTCAAGCTCTTTTTCAATAGTTTTTTTATCTGCTAAATTACGACTTTCTAAATCAATATATAAAAATTTTATTTTTTCTTCTCTTGTAAATCCATCTAATAAACTTCCCATCTTATATCTCCTCAAT